CCATCACCGCACTAATCCACGCTTTTGTTAAGCGCGCAGCTCTCTCGGCCTTGAGCTTACCTCAAGCAGGTCGCTCAGCGTGTTGCGTTGAAACTGATTGTTCAATTCCACATGTAACCTGACATTATATGGAACTGCCTCCCTCTGCTCTTTAGTCCAGCGTATTGTGGTGAAAGAGATATTGATGTCCCTTAGTAACGATTCCACATCCACCAACTCATACATCGTCCGCCTATATGCTAACACATAAGAATAAAGTATCATCTCAGGTGTTAACTCGACGTCCTTACGGTCATACGGCCTGAATCTCTCTGGATAGCAAATCAACGAAATGACTTCACCAATGTTACGATATGGACCCGAAAATCCCCAGAATCGACTCAAGTACTCTGGATCATCACGGAACGTACCACTGTTACTCTTGTCAGCGTTTACTCTAACTCCAAAGTTATGCACAATATATTGGCTTATGGAAGCGACGAGTGCGTGGTCTACCTTCGCCTGAAGATAAACTAAATTATCATCTCCCATTATATTGCACATCCCTTTTAAATTGAGTGCGCTTAACCAGGTCTCCGTCATTATCTCATTGCAGATACCATTGATGATAGCAGTTAACCGACTGCCGCTCGGGTTACCGTGAGTAACGTGAATCACGCCATCCGCTGTAACAATGTTTTTGTTGATGAAATCCTCCTCGATGCATGACAAGAGTATGCTATCGTAACTCTGGAAAGCACTTCTGATAACATCAAACGCAGAACGAATCAACCAAGAAGGAATAGTACTATCATACTTAGAATAATCTAAACTTATGAAGTTCCACCCTTGCTCTTTACATTGGTTAACCCAACGGGTAATCCACTGGTCATCCTTCCCAATTGCAGTGTATGGGTAGTTACGAAGCCACTCATTAAGTGGAGCCCCAAACTTGGACTCCGCTATTATGGTGTAAACATCAACCATAAACACAGCTCTTTTCTTGGATTTCCAAGTGTTAGTTCTTTTGCCTTCTGCATCATAAGCGCCGGAGCCTTGAGTACGCGTACCACACACAATAGGAGTCTCGAAACTACCTACCTTTTTTGCTCTTGCCTCCCTCTCAGCATAGACTTCAAACACGCCACTTAGTACATCTACCTTCTTTCGAAGACCGGTAGCAATTGCTGTCCAGCCCGTCGCAGTAGACCAATCAGTGACTGAATTGTAAATATCCTCATCAGAAGAATATTCACGCATCTTGAGTTCCGCTTGTGCGTAACGAGCGCACACGGTTGCGACTGCCGCTTGATAATGACGATTCCATCGAAAACTAGGTTTCTCTGGCTCCTGAAACTTCAGGAACTGTGCCTCCATATCGGCGTACTTGCCCATACTTCTGCAGAACAGTTTGCCCTCGCCATCCTTCAGGTTTCGCAGATACTCCATTTCCTCACGAACTTTTCCAGGGTTCCATGCATACTTTAAGAGCACTGCAGCAGCTCGGTCATCAAATATTCGTTGGACTGAGTCTTTCCGAATTCTCGCCTGATAAGATTTCAGACGTTTTGTTGACCCTGAATCTGGGCAATTTTGTAGGAATGATTCATTTATCGCCTTCATCTTAGCGATCCTCCTTTCTGATTCAACCTCCTACGGAGCCCAATCTTAGGTGATTGATAACCTACTATTACGTAGTAATTCGTGCACATGGTTCACCAACCAACAGCTCATTTACTGTTTGAAG